ATAGTAAGCATTGTTATAGGGTAAATTCCCTAGCTCAAAACCAAGGGGATTATTGGCAAAATTACTACGAAGCACAAAAAAATTAGTTCCGACATCTTTCCATGAATTTTGTGCTGAGGAGTTAATATCATAATAGTAAAAGCCGCATCCAAGCACATTATCTGAATCATTTGGCATGGATAATTGGACCATATTTTTACCCAGCCCAAAAGCACCGACCTCCATGACATTCCCTGAAGCAGTACCTACATACCGACTAGCTGCATGGGTATTATTCGTAAAGTTTTCATTAATTTTTGCACCAGTAGAGCGAAATGTATCCCCACCCGCACCAGTAGGAGCCGTTCCAAGATTTACAGTTTGATATGTCATTTTCTTACTCGCATAAAAAAAGCCCCTGTAAAGGGGCTTTAAAGGGGTTTAATTTAAGGTTCAAATACTTGTGTGAACGTTGTTGAAATTTGCCAAATACCACCACCCATTGCGCGCGGCTGATATGATCCGGCTTTCACTCTTACTTCGCCTTCTAAGGGTGCATTCCAAAGGAAAGAATCGGCACCTTTATGCTCATCTAAGAATGTTTTAATTTCACGGATTTCACTTTCTTTTGCTGTTCGGGTGTATTGCCAAGTACCTGCTTTGTTGTTTATGCCGATCGATGTTGTTTGTTCATAACCATCGCCAAATTTAGAAGACAAGGTATTAAAGTCATTAGTTCCTGAATTACCATCTAAATCTTGGCACCATGTAAATTTACGGTTGCTCATACAATTAAATTGCTCCAAAAAAAACCCACTCTATTGAGTGGGTTTAAGTGGTTTATTTTGGGAAATTATCGCTTCACAAGATTAAAAAGCACACCACCCTGTTTGCTCTCACGTCTAGCCCATTCATTCATTGCAATATTCAGAGATTCAGCAACTTGCTTTTTCCCTTGAGTACTAACATTTGCGGAGCCATCAGCAAAAGTAATCTGTTGGCTAATCTGCACGTCCCCCTCACCAGAACCGCTTTGACGATTATTTAAGTAATTCGTTAAATCTTTGTTCTGTTGAGGGTTAAGTACACGCTCACCGCCATCAAGCAGCCATGTTCCTTCCTTAGGAACACTATCGATACCATTGTGAGCCATACCAGCAATTGTTTGACCTGCAATCATCCCGACATTTGCCATACCCATACCTAATACTATACTTGCTGCTGTCTCTTTACTGACAACATCCAAATACCATGGACTTGCAAGAATTTGGTTATAAGCTTGGAAAGCGTTAATGGTCGCAGAAGCAATCGCAAATGATTGTTGGGCAAGATACATTGCCTTATAGATTCCAGACTGCTCACCTGCTGCATCCTTGACAATACCCGTCATATTAGACCAGTAGCCAGAAAGTTGGCTGGTTAAGCTGCTCAATTGGCTTAGTTGAGAGTCATAAATTGATCTGTTTAGATCCATTTCATCTTGAGCATACTTTTTATCCAAGTCAGCTTTAGCTTTCAAAAACTGCTCACGTGCAGCCAAGAGTTGTGCATTTCGCTCATTCTCATTTTCAATCAGTTTAATACCAGATACCTGGTCGTCATATGATTGATTTATTCCACCAAAATCAGTTGAATATTGATTTTGTAAAGCCCATTTTTGAGCATTAATTGGCTCTTGCCGCTCCATCAAAGATTGTCTTGAGATTTGCCCAGACTGAAATACATTGTCAGAGGCTTGGTTTAACGCTCCAAAAATTGCGTAATCTTTAGATTTAGCAATCTCTTCACGTACACGTTTACTTAAGCTATAAGTTTGAAGTATCTCTTCGCGTTCACGTTGGTAACGTTTCACCACAATTTCAGTCTGGTTAAGATAACCCTCAAATGCCGATTGAATTTGTGCATCTTCTTCGCGCTTAACGGCGGCAATTTCAACTTGTTTTTGACGTTCAAGACCAGCTTTAATTTCCAAAGCTTCCTTTGACTTACCATATTGATATTCGGCATCTGTATCAATTAGCTCTTTTTGACGATCATAGTTTTGTTCAATTTGCTTAATTCGATCTGTTTCAAAAGCAAAGTACTGGTTGTACTGATCCTTTGTATCAGATGTAAATTTTGCAAGTTGTGCTTTATATAACGCATTTTCTTGAGCTAATACCTCTTTTAACTTATCAGTCCCACCAAAGGCTATTATTGCTTTTTCAGTACGATCCTTATGTTCCTGCGCTAACTTTTGCGGGACAGTGAGATAATTCGAATTAACTTCTTTCTGCATATCATCAATAGCTTTCTGAGCTTCAGCAGCTTTGTTAATCGCTTCAAGTTGATCTGCCTCTGTTGGCATTATGATTGAATTATCAACTGTTGTCTTACCATTAACAGCAGCAAACCATTTTTGATATCTCGGTAAATAACCAGCTACCTCTTTAGCTTTTTCAGGAGACATTTGGTCTGGCTTACTACCGATATTCCCAGCAAGATAGTTTTTAGTTCCAGTAGGTCCGGCATTATATGCGATGAGCGCTTTGTCAAGGCTACCGCCGAATTTTTGACGATTTCTCTTTAAGTCTTCGGCCGCTGCTGTTACGATTTCCTCCAAAGTACTTTTATCAGTTATCTGATATTCATCCCTAAAAATCTTTGTTGTCTGAAGTAATCCCTTTGCACCTGTTTTGCTACGTGCATTGGGATTTCCTGAAGATTCATTCAAAATAAGGGCTGCTAAAGTTCCAGATGGTAATCCACGTAAACTTTCGATTTTTGAAAAGTTATACTCACTAGCAAGGCTTTGAACGTATGCTATTGCTTTTTTTTCCGAAGGGCTAGGTGTGTAATTTTTGCGTTTAAAACTATCCTCAGTAGCCTTGCGTACTAAATCAGTTAGTGGGACTTTGTAGGCATTGTTTCCATTTGTACTTGCTTGTGCTTCTGCAAAAGCGTTTGCCTTATCAACTGTAAACCCTTTATCAACTAGGCCCTTAATGTAATTCTCACGAGATGCGTCTAGCTTCGCTTGGGTAATATAATCTCGTTGAGCTTTAGTTAAATTCTTATATGCCTCCGTTGAAATGTTTAAGGCTTTAGCTTGTGCTTGCTGGGCCTTAGTTGTTTCATCGGTAACATTTTTAACTAATGCCTGAATTTCCTTTTGATGATTAATGGAGTTGTTGGCATCATTAATTTTTGAGTCTAATTCAGCAACAAACTTGAGTGTGCTTTCGCTTACTAGCCCCTGACTTTGTAACTGGGCAAATGCATTTTTTGCCTTGTCTCCACCCTCTTTTAAACTGTTCAAATAGTTCTGGATAGCTGTAAGCTGATTAACATCACCCTGAACTTTTAAATCATGTTCAAATTGTTCAAGGGCAGTAAAAAGGCTTTTTAGTTCTTTTGTTTGCTTTTCAATTTCATCATTAGCTTGAATACCTCTTATTGCAAGTTGTGACGCGGTAAGTTTTTTATACTTCTCTCGCAATTCATCCACTGATAGCCCTTGCTCTTCTAAAGCATCCGTAGCATCCTGAGTTTGTTTAGTCATAAGATAATAAGCACCGCCAGCTACAGCTAACTGTGCAATCAGCATACCAATGCCAGCAGGTCCACCAAGCAAAGCTATAGCACTTCTAGCTACACCTGCCGATTTAGAAAAACTATAAAGACCTATACCAGCACGAGCGGCAAATAATGCCGTCTGACCAAGTTGATAAGATGCAAGAACTAAAGCCGGAACAAATCGGGTTGCTATACCAGCAGAAACAGCAATCGCAATGGCTTTTATTTCGCCCCAATTATCAATAACCATTTTGACTGCTGGAACTACATTATTTATTAGGCGATTTTCTAGGCCCTGCCATTGTAAATCCATCAGCATTAACTGTTTTTTAGCTTCCGAAAGATTCGCGGCCAATTCATCAGACATAATTGCGCCAGCTTTTTCAGCTGCATCGCCCCATTCTTTAAAACCTTTACCACCTTTTTCTAATAGTGGAATTAACAAAGAAGAATCAGAAATAATCGCTTCCATGTAAAACTTCATGTCATTAGTTGAAGCACCAGCTTTTTCTAATGAGTTATAAAATAATTGAAGCGCTTCTGGACCAGAAAGCTTTTGAAATTGTTGAATTGTAACGCCAACACGTGGTGCAATATTCTCAAAAAAGTCGGCTAACGGTCCACCACCTGTCTGCTGAAACTCGCCAATTCGATCTTGCATATCTTTCATTTTATCTGCGAAAGATTCCATTGAAATTCCAGCAGTTTCAGCACCTTTAGCAAAATATTGAAAGTCTCGGACTGAAGCATTAGCCAGTTTTGAAAACTTTTGAATATCGCTCCCTGTTTGTATAACCTTTTCACTAAAATTAACAAGACTAGCAATAGATAATCCCGCTAATGCTCCACCTAAAGCACTAACAGCTATAGCCGCAATATTTAAAGAATTGGCAATCCCTTGACTTGATGCTCGTGCTTGTCGTTCAGCTTTGCTTAATGGCTCGGAAAAGCTTGCAGTCTGAACAACCAAGTCTAAAGTTAATCTGCCAAGTGAATTTGTAGCCATTTCTTTTCTCCAGGCATAAAAAAACCCACTCTAAGAGTGGGCAATATTTCAAGTAAAACTGACTATGGAATTGCTTTATTCAATTTACCAAGAGTCATTATTGTTGCTGGTACTAAGTGTTTTTTCAAAATCATTCGATAAAGAATCAAATCTGTTAAGCATCAACTTATAAGTAATAGGGTCATCAATTGGCGTGTTACCAAATCTCGCGTAACCGTAATTACTGAATTTTAGACGTGCTCTTTTATCTTTTAGATCAATTGTTAAATTAAAAGATATTTTAGCTTGGGAGTAACCATTACATTGCATTTTGCTTACTGTTGAATCACATAATGGCGAAGCAATTCCACGAATAATTAATTGCCCTTCTTCTGGGCTTTCATACTGAATTACGTCTTGAGCTGAATTAAAGTTATTTGCTACCCATTTTTTGGAGTTATTAAAAAGATTACTTTTGTCTCCATTCAAATTTTCAACAATCCTTACATGTTCAGTTGTGTATAAAGTTCTAGCTTGGACCTGACTGGTTACAATTAAAAAATAGCTTAAAAAAGCAGTAAAAATAACTTTTTTCATAAACGCACCGTTTTTTAAAATCAAAGTCAATTTAACAAAACGGTGCTAAAATGTCACATGAGCACCAATCTTAATCACTATGAAATGTCATTAAGTATTCTTCAAGTGAAACACTATTTTCTTCAACTGATTGTTTTTCATGAGGCATGAAAACGCGGGGATCTACCTTAGTTCCAACTTTAACCTTGAAACTTGTATAGTGCGCCATCCAGCTTCCGAAACTTTGTTCAAGACGGCGGCCAAAAAATAGAGAGCCATATTTTTGACGATAGGCTCTCCAATACATCAACTCCCCATGTGAAAGGTTCTGCTCAGCTTCTTCTAAGGTGTTTCCACCGACTCCGTTGAGGACGAGCTCAATAAGGAGTTCTCTGTCGTCAAGTTCTTCGTCCGTGACTTTCCCAAGAAGTTATTAACTTCATCCGCTGCCGCATAAAGAGCATTAATCAAACTCTGTTCAGCTTTGTAAATATCATTCACATTGGTGAAAAATGGAGTGCCTTTTTTATCGGAACAAATAGATCCAAGCAACTGAGCAGCTTGCATATGTGTTGAATCAATTTTCTTTACTTTCGAATGTTCAAGATTTGAATAATCTAAATCCCATTCGATAGCTTTAGCAGCTTCACGACTTTCTTTGAAGTTCATTTTTTTAACAAAAATATCAGCTTCAAGTTCAACAATTTCACCAAGTTCAAGTTTTGGCTCATTTGTTAGCTTTTTAAGTGATTCAATGTTGCATTCAGTCACTTCAACATTCCATTTGACAGTTTTTTCAACGGGAATATTTAAGGTCGAAATGCTTTGCTTAAGAACAGCAGCTGTAATCTTTGCCATTATGGATTCACCTTACGTTTAATCTTATTTATTTTGGTTACCAAGTAAAAATA